CACTGCTGCACCGTCGCCCGGTCGAAGGTCGTGAAGTCCCGGCGCTCGTCCACCCATCCGGCATACGGCACGGCGGTGCTGATGACCATGCTGGTGCGCGTCGTGTGCATGCGAAAGTCCCGGTGCGGGCCCACCACGCTCTGGCGCAGCCTGTCGGTGGCGATAAGCATCTTCCGGCCGCTGCCAGGGTAGGCCGCGAACCGCACGCGCTTCTGCGCCGCGTACCTGGCGGTCAGGGGGGGCCAGCCTGGGCCCTCGGTCATCCACCGCTTCAGCTGGGCCTTCTGGTAGCGCGGGTAAATCACCCGGATCATGAAGCCCTGGCTGCCGCTGGCGCGGTCCATAAGGCCCTGCAGGCGGTCCTGCACGCCAGTCTGGAGTCGCTTGAGGCTCATCGCTGGGGCACCGTTTCCTTCGCGTTCCCCTGGATCGTACGGAAGAGCGGCTGCAGGGCCTGGCCCTGGCGCTTGTAGAACTCGTCGCGGTTCGACAGGGCCAGCTTCCGGTGGTCCGTGCTCATGGCCCGGTACTGGTCGGCCACGCTCTTCAGCTTCCCATCCGGCTGATCCTCAAGCCGGTACGTTTCGCTCTGGTGTTCGGCCCAGCGCAGCGCCAGCTTCTGGTATGCATCGGCCGCCGCGTACTGCAGGGCGGAAGGCTGAAGGCCAGCTGGCACGTTGGCGAAGGTGGCACCCAGGCCCAGCCACTGCGAGGCCGAGCGCAGGAAGGTCTGCAGTTCGCTGTCGATGAACCACTGCATGTAGTAGCGGGCCTCGATCTCCTGCCCATTCGTTGGGGCCACGGCCAGGGTGAAGGCCCCGGTGGCCACATCATCAGCTGAAACCGTCACGGCCGTACCATCGACGAACACGCCGAGCGGCGCTGTCGCCGTGGTGAAGTCCGTCACGCGCCGGAACTCGAAGGTCTTGAACTTCGTGCGCACGCCGTCCTGGTTCCCCAGCACACGCTTCTGGCGCAGCTTGTCGGTCGGGCCATCACTCAGGAGAGCGCGAAGGTCTGCGACCGCCGTAGTCCAACTCACCGGGCCACCGCCTGCTCTCCCAGCTGGGCCAGCGCGTCGTTGTACCCGTGGCTCTGCTCAATCACGACCATGCGCAGGCCCTTCTCGAGCATCACGACCTGCTTCGCCTTGGCGTCCACCACGTCCTCGGCCGTCACCGGCAGGTCGATGTAGAGGGGGCCCCCCTCGGCGTAGGGGAAGAAAAGCGACACGTGCCACATGCGCGGCATCCGGTCGAAGGCCCACTGCAGTTCGGGGCAGAACTTGTTTCGGTAATGGAACGGATGGCCGGCGATCTGCTCGGGCAGGCTCTTGGCCTTGTCGCCTAGGCGCTCGCGGGCCTCAAGCTGGCGCACGCGGCGATCCCCTGCGCGTTCTTCCTCTGGCAGCGTCGTGCCGGGCGGAACTGCGTGGCGGATCACTCGCTGCATCGTCTTTCGGCTCATCGTTCCCTCGGTCCTCATCGTTCAGGCTTCCTGGGTGAACCCAGGGGGGGCAGCGTGCTCACTGCCCCCCCCGTTGTCCACTGTGGCTGTGGCGGGTTAGCTCGTCACCGAACCGTCGTTACCCTGCCAGGCGTAACGCGGGTCGATGTGGTCCGCGTTCATCCGGCTGCGGGCCTTGAAGCGGTACTGGTCGAGCTCGAACGCAGCGCCGGCGTTCGTGGCTTCCTGTTCGACCGAGATGGCTTCACGCAGCTGGAGGATGAACCAGGGCTTGGAGTCGTCCACCAGGAACCAGGCTTTCGAGTCGCCGGTGACCGTGCCGTCGTTCTTGAAAACGAAGCGGCTGATGGTCAGATCGGCGATCGACTTGATCGGGTTGATGGCGAACGCGCCGCCCGTGCTTCCCGCAGCAGCCGCACCCGAAGGGTAGTAGCTGGAGTTGAGCAGCACGGCCGCATCGAACTGCTGCGAGGGGCCAGCGATGATGCGGTTCGGGGTGACGTTCATCTTGATCCCCTGCAGGTTCTTCTGGTTCATCAGGCCGATGAAGCCAGCCTGGATGCCCGCCTGGTTCAGGATCGTGTACGAGGCCGGGCGGTTCTTGCCGCCGCCGCGAAGGGCCTGGCTCCACGGGTACGTCGATTCGTCGGCCGGCTTCGTTTCGGAAACCGGGATCGAATAATCGATGTAGGTCATGTTCGCCACCGACGCGAGTTTCCCGTAGCAGAGAACTTCGCAGAGCAGCTTCATGTACTCGCCCAGCATCCCGGCCTGGCGCTGGAAGCTGCCGGTCTGGTCGTCGTCCAGGAGCTCGCGCTCAAGGACGTACATCGAACCGAATTTCAGGTTCTTCAGCTTGATGTCCAGGGCGGCCGCGCCGACTTCCGGGTACTTCATCGAGGGCCCGACCTGGCGAGGGAACGCTACGCCGTGGTTCGGGGCGTAGAGCTCGGTGTCCTTCGTGCTCTGCACGACGGTCACCCAGTCCTCGTAGGTGGTGCCGACCGACTCGTACATGGCGTTCGTCACGCTCTGCACGCCGGCACGCAGGAACTGCATGAAGGCACCGGCCGCGTCGGCCTCGCGCATCCCCTGCAGCTTGGTCGCCAGCTTGCGCCAGGACCAGGACTCCTTCATGACCGGAAACTTCTCGCCATCGAGCGGGTCGATGCCGTGCCGGGCCTTGAATCCTTCGCGGAAACTTTTGATCTCCGCACCTTCCGTCAGAACTCGCTTCTGGACAGCGAGGTTCCTTTCTCTCAACTTCATTTTCGTTTTCTCCTTGATCGTTCCTTGACGATCTTGTTCTTGAAACCGTTTCCTGCAGACCAGCCTTAGAGGCTGGGGGCCGGGTACCGAGCGCCGATGAGAACTTCGATCTCAAGCCCCGCAGCGGAGCCAGCGATCGCGGGGCCCTGATAGGTGCCGATGGCCTGGGTTCCGGCCGACTGCACGCCGCGAGTGCCGGTGGCAGGGTCCAGGTACACGTAGGCACCGGGGTTCAGGGACTCGCCGGTTTTCAGCACGCACTTGGCAACGACCGAGTGCAGCGGGCCGGGGATGGCAGAGGCCGCCTGGGCGGCATCCACAGCGGTACCCTGGTAGGGCGACCGCATCTTGCCGTCCACCACATCGCAGGCGGCGACGCCGACGAAGGTGACGCCATCGGCCTCGGCGGCCGGGAGCGCCAGGAGGTTCGTGCTCGTGTTGAACATGAGCAGGTCACCCTGGTTGAAGCTGACAGCCGCGCTGATGACGGGCTTCGCATCGGGGAAGACCGAACGGGCCGCGAGGCTCCGAACGATCGTGTTTTTTCCGACAGACATTGTTTATTCTCCTTGATCTGTTTTTCGGTTACTCGGTGGCGCAGTCAGCGAAGGACACGCCTTCGACGGGCTCGCCGCCCTTCTCCATGCCCACGATGAAATCCAGACCTTCGGCCTCACCGCCGCCGGCCTGACGATATCCCTCGATGAACAGGTTGAACTTCTCGTCCACTTCGGCCTTCGAGCGCGGGGCTTTCAGGCTTTCGCGGAAACGCTTGGTTACGGCCATCGGCAGCTTGCTTTCGCGCAGCTTCGTGTCGATGTGCTCGTTGAGCTCGCGGGCGGCCAGCTGCTCACGCAGCCGGGCGTTTTCGCCCTTCAACTTCAGTTCGGCGGCCGACTCCTTGTGGCCCTCGGCTTCGGACTCCTTGCCCTCGGCCTCCGACTGCTTCGTTTCCTTTTCGGCTTCGGCCTGCTTCGCGGCATCGGCCTGGTGGGAGGCGTGGATCTTGGCCATCTTCATGCCGTACCCGGCGCAGCGCATGGCCTCTTCGGCGTCCATTCCGGCCTTCTTGCACAGGCCCACGGCCTGCTTCGCGGCCTCGACGGTTTCGGCGCTCTCGCTCTCTTCCGCGCCCACGTACTCCGCGAGCATCTTCTTGATGAGCGCCACGTCCTGCTCTTCGTCCGCGTGCCCCGGAGCGGGCGCATCGGCCTGCTTGCCTTCCGCCTGCTTCGCTTCGGCTTCCTTACCCTCGGCCTCGGTCTGCTTCGCTTCAGCTTCCGACTGCTTCGCTTCGGCTTCCTTCACCTTGCCCACGACCTTCTTGCCCATCTGCTTTTCTCCTTCGATCATCTTGATGATCTTGCCGCCTGCGCCGGCCTCTGTCACGAGGTCAGCGGAAACGGCGTCTTTGATTTCGGTTGCCACACGGATCGTTTCGACACCTTCGGCCAGGGCCATCTCCAGCTTGCGCCGGATGGGCTCGGGCAGGGTCGACTCTTTGAGGAACGCCCCCGTGCTGGCTTCCCCTGAAAAACCGTTCGCATTGATGCTGATGCCCACGAAATCCTTGTCAGGGAACTTCGTCCGGTACTCGACGGCATGCCGCATCAGGCCGCGTGCCCACTCGTAGGGCTTGTCCGCGAGCACCACAACGTCGCCCATGAGCCGGGCCACTCCATCCTCGCCCTGCTCCACGGCCACGTTCTCGAAATGACCCAGCACGTCGCGCACGCTGCGCTCGGGCAGAGTCTCTTCCTGGATCGTGCTCGGGTGGTCGGCGTAAATCTTCTTCCCCTCGAACACGGGTACGGCGGACTCCAGGAAGCTGCGCTCATAGTAGAACGCATCCTTCATGTTCCCCAGACCCTGCTCCAGGATGACGGTACGGAAGCGCGTCGGACCGATGCCGTTGTCGCTGGCCGAGCTCTCGCGCATGGCCGTGATGCTTCCGGCACGGAACTGCATGGCCGATGACTCTCGGGCGCGGAGCACCTGGGCGTTCGCGCCGGCCGTGTCGGCTTCCTTCGCCGCCTGGGGCTCGACCACCTGGCCGCCTGCCTTGCCGGCGTGGATCTCAAGACCGTTGGCCTTGATGAGGTTCAGGAGCGTCGCGCCGCTGATGCCAGGATTGTCCGTCAGCAGCTGGCGCACCACCTGGTCGGGCCCCCCCGCCTTCGGTGCATCAGCCTCTGCTGGTGCTGCCGCTGGGGCCTTCGGCTCTTCCGCCGCGCCGGACTCCTTGGCCTTCGGCAGCGGGCCCTTGCCCAGGCCCTTGCCCAGGTGGCCCATCGAGGCCCAGAACCAGTGCGTGGTGCGAATCCCCGCGTTCTTGTCCTTGTACGCGCCGGGTTTTTTCATACGCTCACCAGCTTTCGCTTCGGCTCGACGTACACGTGGATGATGTACTTCCCGGCCGTGCCGCGCTCGAGCTCGGGCTTCACGGTCAGCGCATCGACGCCCAGGCCCATGTCATCCATCGCGGCCTTCTGCACGCGCTCCAGGCTGTCCATCTTGATGCCGCGCCAGTAATAGCGGTGCTCGCGCACCTGCTTGCCCAGGATGGCGCTACCCTTGTCCACGTTCGCGAATAGTTCATCAGCCGCGCCGCGAAGGATGGCAGGGTTCCGGGCGAACTCCGCGAGCGTCGGCAGCCCGTACTTCTTCGGGTTGTCCATCAGGTCTTCGAGCGTCAGGCGATGCACATCAGGACCGGCCATTGTCTTTGATCTCCTTCCGCTCGCCAGAGGTCAGCGCCGAGGGCGAATTCTGGGGAACAGCCCCCGGCGCTGTTAGAGGTGCGGGGGCACCCACAGTCGGCTGGCCCAGACCCTGGGCCTTGTCCTCTTCAATATTTTTCTGCTCGGTGTCGTACTCGTACTTCGATACCTGCAGTTCCTTGCTCGCGATCGTGGCGGCGCGGCGCGGAGAGATCCACCGCAGTTCCTCGGCCAGCGCCAGGTCTTTCAACTTCGCCGTGCGGTCTGCGGTGATGATCTCTGGCCAGGTGGTTTCGCACTCGGCCTTGATGCCGAAGTGACTCATCACGCGCTTCCACATGCCCTGCACGATGCGCTCGTACACCAGCTGGCGGGCCTCAAGGCGCTTGGCGATGGGCTCCGTGCTCACGATGGCGCTCGCCCGCGTCTGCCCGCCCGAGAGGTGGGTGCCGAAGTAGGAGATGGGATAGCCTGTACCGGCCGCGACCATGCTCATGCACCACTCAAAGGCCGAGCTCGCGCCGCCAGCCTTCGCGCCCTGGTTCGACAGGTACTCGCGCTTCACCTTGTCGGTGTGCACGAACTCACTCCCGGCCGGCGCGATCGTTCCCAGCGCCTCCTGCTCCTGGGCATACGCCTCCAGGTCAGCCTGTCCCCCCGTCACCGTCGTGTCGATGCTCCAGGCGGCCTGCTTCTGCAGGCTCACCAGATTGTAATTCACCGTGTCCCGCAGGCGCTTCAGGTAGCCGAGCACCGGGAACAGGTCGCTGCGGCCGCGCTTCTCGTTCGATACGCTGTTGACCTTGTGGTGCTGCATCTGCTCGCCGGGTATCTGCTGCATGATGAACTTGGAACCCGGCACGGCCTCGCCGTTGTCCCGGCCCGTGTACATTTGGAACTGCGTCGGGGCCACCCACTGGTAGTAGAGCACGCGGGTGATATCCTCCGGGTACGTCACCACTTCCCAGATGGCGCTCGGGTCCACGAGGCGCACTCGCGGCAGAATACCCTTGGGAGGCTCTTGCCCTGGCGTGAGGCGGTAACCGATCTTCGTGGCCCCGTTGGGCAGCCACCAGAGCATCGTTTCACCGTAAACTGCGAGCTCGATCGCCAGTTGTTCCATGAGCAGAGGTAGGTCGTTTGCGGCCTCAAAGGCCCGCCATACCGCCAGGGCTGCCTTGTTCTCGGAGTCAACTCGGAAGCCTCTCCCAAGAGTGAAGTCTCGCGTCATCTGCACGACGTGCTTCGCCACCGGATCGTGGTGGTAGGCGTGGAACGCCAGCGCGTGCATGCGCAGGTAATCGTAATAGTACAGCTGCTTGTTGAACGGGCCACCGAGCAGCGGAACGTAATCCTCGCCCACGCGACCGGACGAGAACCCGGACGCGGAGTCGTCCCCGAAGGAGTCCATCGCCTCGCGCATGCGCCTGGTGCTGCGCAGACCCTTGTTCCGTTGCAGCGCCTCGATGAACTTCGTGCGCGTCGGCAGGCGGCGCACGCCCACATCGCCCGTCGTCGGGTGATACGCCAGAACCCGCGCGTCCACTTCCACGGCCGGGTTTTTCTCGATCAGCTTCAGGAGCTCGGGCGTCGTGTGCACGCTGTCCGGGCTGATGGACTTGGCGGGCTGAAACCGATCACTGTACTCGTACTTCTCCGGGTCGAATTCGGCCTGGCGCACCAGAGCACTGACACGCTGGCGCTTCGCCTCGGGATCGTTTTCTAACTGTTCAGCCATTCGTCAAACGCTCCGAAGTCGGGCGGCGGTTCATCCGGCATCCCCTTGAGCAGAGGCGACAGGACGCATCGGCAGTTAAAGTGAGCGGGCGGAACCGTTGCCCGGCAGTCGTCCCCTCGGTGCTGGCCATTCTTCAACTGTGCCTCAATCTCCCTGCTGGTCAAGCCGTTCCGCCATGTGCAGCACTCGTCCGTCTTCGCATCGAGCACGGACACCCAGACGAAATCCGTTATGCCGTTCTCGTTCGCCGCTGTCACCTGCCCATCGCGCACCTGGCCCACGAAGTCCTGGGTCATCTGCTGCTCGACTTCCCAGCCGTACCACTCGCTCAGGTCACCACTCGGCGGCGTGCCCACGGCCTGGAAGCCAGCGCCAGCGGGAAGGTCTTCGCGGTCAACGTCAATATCAAACACTGTCTCCGGGCCGCGCCACTTGGGCACATAATCGTCCAGGTAATCCGCCAGCATGGAGTTCCACGTAGCCTCGTCAACCACGCCAGCAGATGCGCCGCGAGGCAGGGCTTTCACTGGCGGCAGAGCACCGGCCTCACGCAGCCTGCGCAGTTCCTTCGGCGGCGTCGCATGGCGCACCGGCTTCGGCAGAGCCTTCTGCACCCGCTGCATCATCTCCTGCGGGCTGTCACCGAGCACCCTGGCAAGGCGCACTGCGGCGACCACCTGCTGGTTGATGCGCTGCAGGGCCAATTCGATGCGTGCGTCCCAGCGGCCGCCAGCTGGGTTCGGCGCGAGCATGGCTGCCTGGACCTGCCCCTGGGCCGCCTGGTACTTCGCTGGCCCCCCCAGGGTGCGCCCAATTGCCTCTGCCTCGCCCACGTGGGCCAGCAGCCAGGCGTGCGAGCGCAGGCGGGCCACGACGCGCCACATGGCCTGGATCGTGCCGGGCATCTCCCGCTCAAGCGCCGACTGCACGCTGGTGCTGATGGCCGAAAGCCCCATGCGCTCGCCCTTCACTGCGTGCATGGCCACGATGCCGGCCAGGCGCGAGAGGTACTGGCGCATCAAGTCACCGATCTCCAGCTGGGCGCGGAAGTGAAGGCGCTCCAGCGCCCGGTCGCGGGCGGTGATGAACTCGCGGTAACGCGGGCTCTCTGCAGCAGACCTGACTGGCTTCGTCATCAGCAGCTGCGCGAGCGGGATGCGGGATGCGGGTCAGGCCGGCCAGGCGCGGGTGCCGCGTGGATCTGGCGGCCGAAGCCCTCGGCGGCGTACCGCGACAGCTTGTTCCGCAGCGTGCGCACGCAGATCTTCAGCGAGCGGGCCGTGTGCGTCCGGTTCCCGCAGTACGTCGCAAGGCGGTCAAGAATGGCCTCGCGCTCGATGGTTTCCAGGTCACGTGTTTCAGCTTTCATACCTGCAGACTCTCATGCGCGGCAGGAGTTGACCATACCCGTGGTGCTGGTGATCTTGGGGAACTTTGCCCAGGAGGTCATTGAAACTCCGATGAGTGGTGCCCGGTATCGCAATGCGCTGCTATCCGGGCGAAATGGGTACGCATCCCCGTTGTGTCCTATGCGCGTGCGGGCCAGAACCAGTGACCGGGCTTCGGCTCTGCCGAGTGCTGAACCTTGTGCTGGAAGTAGATGCTATTCGGCCCGAATGTAGCCAGCTCAACGGTTTCAGAATATGCAGCATCAGGCCCTTGAAACGCAGGATTCACCTGCGTAATGATCGCCGGATAGAGCGTGAGGCTTGCCGGCCCCACGCACTCCTGCGGCGGCGCGAAATGCACCATGCGTCCAACGGTGGGTTTTTGTTCACTCATCTGATTTTCTACTTTGTTGTTTTCTCGGATACGCCGAGTCGGTTTTACCAAGTTTCGCTTGTCGGATTCCCGCGCGGTAGCCCATGCGCCACGCCTGGAATAGTCCGGCCTCAATGGCGTCGCGGGTATCTCGGTCAACCGAAGTAACGAGCGTTCCCCAAGACCTATTGAGAACGCGGTTCACGGCTAGTCGAGCCTTGGCCCACTTCGGTAGACTCATGACTTCTCCAGTTCGGTTATCCGGGCGCGGACCGGCACACAGAGGTGACAAGTTTTAGGCGTTCCGTAGTGCCCGCAGTTTTCCAGTGCCCACCTCAGCCCCTTCAGTTCCTCGTGCTCGGGGGCTGGCATCTCTGTTTTCAGTAGCCGGACATAACCGGCAATCTCTTTGCACGCGGCAATCCCGCTGCCGTCCTGGTCCTCTCGGTACTCGCGATAGTTCTGCTCTCGTGCAATCGAAGCCAGGGCGGCATCCAGGGCCTCATTGCGGGCGCTCACGAGGGCGGATGCAATGCGCTGGATATCGGCGCTTGCGAGTTCGTCCGTCAGGCAGTGCCCGTGCAAGAGCGAGTAGATGGCCTTTGCGGCGGTCACCGCTGAATCGCTCGGGCTTGGGTGGGTGGGGGTCATGGGGACTCCTTCGTCTGGTTCGCTTCCAGATTAGTCAGTCCACGGTCAATGCCGCGAGCGTGAGCGCGGGCATTCGCGAGCACTTCGCCATGCTCGGTCGGAGCGACCATGTGCAGATACCGATTCAGCCACGCGGCCAAGTCCCGAACCTGTTTGACCGACAGAACGTCGTAGGGCGTAATGGCTTGACGAACCGTAAAATTGTCACGATTCATGACGACGCGGAGTCGGCCCTTGTACTCTTTGACCGCCCACTTCTGGCCAGCTTTGATTTGGAATGTTCTTGGCCCGCTCACGACTCGCACCCCATCGCCTTGGCGAGGCGGGAGAGGGCCTGGTCGGCGCACTCTTCCATGCCCCCGGTGACAAATAGCGCCTTCTCGTTGCGCTGTGGCCTGCCACCGGGCTGAATGCTCTGAACCGATCGAAGCGGTAGGGCGTTGTACTTTGCCAACGCCTCCACGCACTCGATCAGCGCGAGCGCGACGGTGGGGTTGAGGGAGGCGATGAAGGCGGCATTTTCTTCTCGCTTGGCGCTATATGGCACAACCAAGCAGATGTGACGCTGTCCCGGT